CTTCCTTGCATTACTTTACTAAACTCAGAGAAATCCCATTGAGCTCCTTCTGCTTCCATGTTACCTGCTTCTTTAGCAAATGTAGCAGCATCAATAGCTCCAGTAGTTCCATCAGGCATTGTGTATAACACATTGCTTTTAGTTCTAGCCAATGTATCATCAAAATCAAATACTCTAATCTTCTTAACAGGTTGGTCTAATTTTCTAGCAAGTTCTAAAGCTTTATCAGTTTTTTCTAAAGCGTTTATAGCCGTCTGTACAGTTATAGGTCTGTCGTACTTTATAGCGTCAGGAATTAAATCGCTGTCACGTTTTGAAGCCATTGACTTTCCAGGAGCTATAGAAATAAAAGCTTCTATTCTTTCTTGAGCCTCAACCTCTGTTATATTACCAACTATAACCTCATGTATAATAGCACTAGCTTCGTGTTGCACCTCTAAATTAGATTCCAAGCTTGGAGAAACTTTTATTCCATACTTAGCTGCGTCAGTGACGTTATATCTACCGTGGACAAATGGATTAACCTCAGTGTGTACTCCAGGGTATTTTCTTATATCTGAAAGTCTACTAGCTTTATCTAAATACTTAACATCTCCTGTTTCTCTAAACTTGCTCAATTGCTTTTCAAGAAGCGGATGGTTTTGATCTTTAGACTTCCAAGAAACTCCTGTACCATCTTCTAATTTTACCGTGTATGTTTTGTCTACCGCTGTTTGAGTTTGTGAACTTATATTCTCTTGATAATAATGTTCATTAGCCCATTTTTTCCAGGCATTTCTAGAGGCTTGAGGCATATCAAAAGTAGAAATAGTAGTTAAAGCCCATTGTCCATATGGAAACCAATGCTCTAAGTATGGTACTTTATCTCCTTTATTAGAATCATTAACTGCTGTAGCTATTTTTCTACCTAATGTAGCGTTTGAAGATTGATCTGCTGGATATATTATTTGCTTTAATCCAGGTAAATTAGCCTCAGGATTTGCATCATAAGCTCTATAAAAACCGTCGTAAAAAGAATTTTTACCGTTAATTAAAGCTTTAACTTTCTCTTTATTTCTAGCTATAGAAGATCTACTACCGCCTTTAGTAACTAGACTCATTTCTTTTAATTGGTCAGTAGTAAATTGAGGTCCTAAATTAGATAAACCTAAATCAGTTACTTTACTTCTTACTTTTCTTAAGTCAAAAACTTCACCTTCTTTTAATGCTTTTTCAGTCTTAACCCGATCTTTGTCTCTAGTTAAACTAGCGTCTGTTATGGCTACATAGCCGCGTCTCGCAGAATTACCACCAGATGATAGATTAAATGGAGTTATTATAAATGGTAGTGATGCGTTTCCAAACCCCGCGGCTACACCATCTTTTCTTGTTAATAAATCTACGGTTTTAGATACTAAACTTTTACCAGAATCTTGATGGATTTGATCTTTTATGCCTTTACTTTTTTGCTCCTTGGTTACACGCTTACTAGCCATAGACTTTGGCTTGCTAACCGTTGCAGGTTTAGTTGACACAATAAAAGTGTCGTTTTTAAAACCAGAGCTGCCATTAAGCTTACCAGCTAATACTTGGCTTAGAGTTTTATATAATCTAATTCTACTAGGTTCTTTAGCTGTAAAAACAACGCCCTCTATTCTTGGATTAGCTTTTAAGTAATCTACAACACCGTTCATAGTAGTGGTAAACACTTCAAAAGCGTTACCTTTACCTGTTATACCTTTTCCAAGCTCAGTATCTCCGAACTCTAAATGGTAAAAATTCTCAGAACTTTCTATCGGGTTTCCTTCTGCGTCTTCAAGTATATCTAAATCTTTAGCTACATCCTCTATGTCCTGGTAGGTTTGACCTTCGTCAAATTCCATGAAAGCGGTTTCTTCTAAAGTTGTTTTATAAGTTCTATCACCTATTTTAAAAGAAGCCACTATAGCTTCATCTGTTTCTTTCCAGTTCAGCTTCTGTGTTCGCTTACTAGCCATAGCTTTGTTCTTTCCAGCTGCAACATCTTGCTTATCTTCTAAACTTAAATCTGTGTCAGATCTTACAATTTCGTTTGTAACTAACTTACCGTATAAACTTGCAATACCTTTTAAAGCTTGAGCTTGTGGTGATCTAGCGTCAAATCCTTCAGCTTTTTTACCTTCAACAATACCAAACGTTTCTAAGAAATCAGCTTTGCTAATTCCTTTGTTTAATTTAAACGGAGCAAGTCCAGCGCCTTTACCTAATCTAGCTTGTTTAGTATAAAAAGCATTAAGTAATCCTTTTGGCACGCCAGTAGACGTACCTAAGAGCTTGTCTGTTGCAGCTTCTACTACTGCCCCTTCAGGTAATATCTTTAATAATTTATCTGCGTTCTTATTGACAAACTGCTGAATAGCTGTAGCATCACCTTTTGATAGGTTAGCCGTTGGACTAGTTAGTTTTTTAACTGGTATACCAAGTTCTTGTGCAATAATTTCAGGAGCTAAGTCACCAAGTTTTTTAAACGTTAGATTTTTAGGATCGATGCCTTTAATCTTCTCCTGTACTTGCTCTTTAATTTTAGTGACAGCTTCGTTAGAAATAAACGAGCTTGGCTTTATTTTTCTAGTAACAGGTTTAGCAGCAACTTCAGTTGTCACTTCTTCTGCCATAACGCCTTTAGCTTCTGTAACATCACTAGTAAACTCTTCACCTAAAACTCTTTTAGAGGCTTCAATTGCTCTAGCTGGTAAAAACTTATTTATATAAGCGGCTAATGGCACGCCTGATTCAGGTTTGTATTCTCTAATTAAATCGAATATTCCACGCTTACCTGTTTCAATTTCATCAGTTAACAACTGACGATCAAAATTAGGCGCGTCTCTTCTTTTTTCTACTATTCTATTTACTATAGGCTTGAATTGATCTATAATATCAAAAGCTCCAGCTTCACCTTGTGCATCGTATATTTCTTGTACTTTAGCAGAAGCTTCAACACCTGTGTCTCTTTTACTAGCTCTAGATGATTCTTCTTCAACTACAGGTTTTACTTCAACGTCTTCTGCAACACCCGTTTCTTCGTTTACAACAACCTCTGTTCTACCTATTTTCTTAGCAGCATCAACATCAGAGTCTTTTATAGTGACTTTTGATCCTTCAATAGCTGTTCTAACTAATCCTTTTGAGGCTTTCCCAGATTCAATTGTTTTGTTGTAATCTCTTAAAAAATTAATAACAGATTTACCGTCTTTAAATTTAACTTTAATCCCAAAAACGTTTTGTAGAGTTCTTCTAATAAGATCACCTATTTTGGTAGAAGCTGTTTCGTTAAAAACTATGTCGCCATCAATTAACGCTTCGCTTGTAAACATCATTACTTCCTCCATCACCACCGCTGTACTGTCGCCATCGGCTATATATTGAGCTATTCGCTTTGCTACTTTGTCGTTTTTTATTTCTATATTAGAATTATCAGCTAACTCTTGTAAAAGACTACTACCAAGTTTAGCCGCTGCTTTAGGATCTTTTTTCACAGTTGCTGAAACTAAAAGATGACCTCCTTCATGTACCTCAGTGGTTACTACATTATCCTCTGTGTTAACTTGATCGTCTATTATTATTGTTATATCTCCAGTCTTGTCGTCTAAAACAAAATCTCCATAGCCTTGAGATTGGTAAACATTAGCTCCTTTATCCTCTAACTCTTGCCTATAAGCGTTGGCCTCAGAAGTGGTTTCAAAATTCTGTATATCAACCTCTTTATCGCTAGCTTTAGCTACTGCATCAACAAAAGTACTAACACCCTTCTGTAGTTGCGTTCTTTTTTCGTCAGCTGATTGTCTTATAAGCGCGTCTATTTCTAAATCTAAGTTTTCTATATCATCATCTAAAGGACCATGAAAAGAAGGAGCTGTAGATTTTTTTTGATTTTCTAAATCTTGTTTTTGCTGCATTAATTGAGCAACGTTTAACACGTAGTCACCACTTAACCATTTAGGTATCTTAGGCGATTGATTTAATATAGCTTTAGAGTTAAACATTATTTGGTCAGCCTCCTCTTGAGTTGCAAACCCACTATTCACTAACCTGTCAAGTTCTAGTTCTGCTTTTGCTGAGTTTTTAGCTATATAAGTGTAGTTGGCTATTTGCGCACTTGCGTTAGGCTTAAAACTAGGTACTTTAATCTGAGATAGCAAACCTCCTGTAGCAAAAGACAAAACAGAAGTAGAAATAATTTCGTCATTACTGTATGTATCTTGTAAGAAGTTAGCCTTGGCTTTAGTGTTTAATTTAGGATTTATCCAAAGAAATTCACCTGATTGCTGTAGGTTTTCCTGTAAAGTCTCTTTACCACCTTCTTTAGCAAAATCATATCCTTTAGACTTTAGCTTGTAACTTAAATTTGTTAATTGATTTTTTAAAGACTGTGAAAAGTTCTTTACATTACCTTTTCTAGTTTTAGATAAAGCATTGGAAATAATTTTTTTAACAGCTAAATTTCCTCCAACTTTATCTAACCAGGTTGTTCTATCACTAACAGGTCCTGTAGCCGCATACCAAACAGCCATGTATTGACCGGCGTCATAAGCTAAAGCTTCAGCGTCGGCATCATTGAATCCAGCGGATTTTGCTTGAGCTAAAGTATTGTTATAACCTATAGCACCTCCATAAGACCCTTGAAAAAGCATTGCATCTACTGTTGATTTTTTAACTGGAATTCTAAAAGATGGTTTTGCTTTTCCTCCTATAGCTTTAGAAAGATTAACCATGTTCTTATAATCTTTTACGCTTTTAAAACCGTTAACTGAGGCTAGTGTTCTTAGTTTAGCAGCTTTTGTTACAGCTCCAAATCCTTTTTGACCAACAACCTGACTTAAAACATTTCCAGTAACATTACCTCCAACCGTCAAATAACCTCTTAAAGAAGTGTGGTTCTTTTTTACGCCTTTAGATTCTATCTCTTTGTCTAAACTTTCTAACTGCAAACCTGTTATTACGCCACTAACATTATATCCAGCCGATACATTGTATATATTACCCTTAGAGTCTTTAGCGTATTCAATACCATCTTTAGTTATTGTTTTAGCATCCGTTATACTAGTGAAATAAGAAGAGTCTTTAGCTAACTGCTCTTCAGCTTGATAATTTCTATCTTTATCTACAGCTAAGTCAAATCCAGTTATATCTAAACCAAAGTTTACAAGATCTCGCATTCCTGTTAAAAAACCTTCACCACCTTCAGCTAAAAAAGATCCCGTATTAGCAGCTGCCGCGTACCAATCCCCTCTTTGATCTAATTCTTTTGCGTAATCTATTTTAGCTTTAGCATACTCTTTGTCCTTCGCGGTAGATAGTGTAAATTTAGATTTTAAATAATCCTTTTGTTTTTGTTGATCTACAGTAGTAAGATATATATTTGATTCTTCAACCTTACTAATAGCGTTTAAGACACTGCTCCTAGCGTTACCAAAAGTAGAAGTTTTAAATTTAGGATCTTTTTTTATCTTCTCTAACTTATTAAGTTGATTTGCTTTATAGTCTTGACGGTTTACATATAAGTTTAAATACTTTCTTAAATGCCTTTCTTCGGCTAACTTATTGTCTTTACCATATATAGAAGTATCTTCGTACTCTCCTTCTTTTAGATTATTTAGGTAATCATCAGCATAGCCATTTCTGTTTAAAAAACCCTCAAAATCAACGGCGTTAACTCCGAACTCTTTTAAAGCGTCAGCGCCACCGTAAAAATCATCTACAAACTTAGTTGATTTTTCTTTATTAAAATATAAATTTTCATATTCTAAATCTAAATCGTTTTCTAATATAAAACCATCTATAAAACCTTCCGTTGTACCAGTTCCGCGTTCTTTTTCAGACTCAAACTCTTTAGTTAAATCTTCAAAAAAAGTGTCTGGAACTTGTTTTTTAGGCTCGTCCAAACCTAAAGGGTCGCTAGGACCTTTAAAATCAATTATTTGATCTGAACCTTTTAACTCTTGAGACTCTGAAGGTATTTCTGTTTTAGGAGCTGAAAGACTAAACTCCTCTTCAGCTTCACCCTCGTCTATTAAAAAACTATTAGGAGCTACGTAGCCTGAAGCTCTATCGTAATAACTTTTACTTATAGTATCGTCTGCTTCGAAACCCCTACTTATGTAGTAGTCAGCTCTTTGTTTAGAACCTAAGGGTAGTTTACTTAATATAGCTTTAGTTTTAACGCCGCCCACGTCCGCATCAAAGTCTTTTTCAGCTTTTAATCTTAAAGCTCTTTGATTTATTATATCAAGTCCTTGACTAGCTGTTGCGTCTTCGTCGTACATTGAAGTAAAAGTAGGCTCGCCACTTCCAGAACTTAAACTCTCGGATGCTACCGGGGTTGTTGCTGCAGTCGCATCCTTCTCCACAACAACTTCTGTCTTTGCTTGTTTAACAGGTGTTTTAATTACCTCTTTTTCAACTTTGGGTTGGTTTTTCTTTTTCCATTCTTGAACTTTATCAGGTATGTCTGTTGCGCCTTGATCTTGAAGTGATTGTACGTATTCTAGTAATGTCATTTAATTTAATTTAAGTTGTTATCGTCAATAAACTTTTGAGCTTTAGCTTTTTTAGCTTCAGCTAAATCAAATACAGCTGCATCTTCTGGAACTGTAGGAAATTGATTTGTAATAAATTGTTTTAGATAATTATTCATAAAGTATTCTTTATATTTCTTTTCAAATAAAACTTTTTTATCTTGAGCTAAAGGTAAATTATCAATGTAAGACCAACTAGATTCTCCAGCGTTAGCGTCTTGGACCATCTGAGCATCCTCTTCAGCACTTGTACTTTTAGATATATAAACGTTCCAAGCAGCAATTACGTCTTGCTCAGAGCTCATTAAACCGGCTATTTCAGAATTTATAAAAGGAGCTGTTTTCTTTTCTATTTTATCTAAATCGTATTTTAAAATGTTTCTACCTTTACCTCCACCGATATCAATTATCGCATAGTCAAAAGATCCGTCTGGATTCTTTAAAACAAACTCTTCTTGAATTTTAGCTCCTGCTCCTAATTGTCCATTTTCCATAACAGCATCTGCAGCAAAAATACCTACAGCTGTTAATAAAGACAACATGTCACTTGGTATTGTTGGCGTAGATCCTACTAATGATGTTTGCGCTAGATTTAAAGCATTTAAAGCCGTATTGTTTATAACAAAAGGCTCTTCAAACAAAGGACCTATAAAAACTATTTGCTGTGCTCCACCTGGTAATAAATCTAAGTGAACATTGTAGCCATCTGTTTTAGAAAACCCAGGTCTACCGTTTAGTATACTATTAGCAACAGTATATTTAAAATCATTGTTAGGATCAAACGTTGGGTCTTCTGTCACTGAAAGCTCAGCCATGATTGAAGCTAAAAAATCTAGTGATATTTGAGGCGCATCCGTTAAGTGTTTCAACTCAGTAAGTTCTAAAGCACAATTCTCTGATTGACAGTCATTATTCTCTATAGCTATTTTTATTCTAGCATATATCTTACCTGTATTTCTATAAGCGTTGTCTAGTAATTGAAAATTGTAATCACTGGTGTTAGCTGTAAAACCTTTGTTATACGCAATAGAATCGCTTTGATTAAATTGTTGTATAAAAAGATTTTGAAGTATGTTATTGTTTTCCATAAGTTATTGTCTTTATTTACTAAACGCTCCGCCTTCAGCCATAGAACCTCCTATACTAGCTAAGCTACCGAACATACCGGTTATTGCTCCTGTTTGATCCGCTTGAGCTTGTGCTCTAACTTGTTCTGCCATTCCTAATTGACCAGCTACTCTGTTTAATTGAGCAACCTCTCTGTTCTCAGTTTCACCATATACAAATTGTTTACCAGCAACTTCAGATTGTTGCATTCTACGCTCCTCAGCAACTTTTTGCTGTTGAACATTTGCTTCTCCTTGAGCTCTTTTGTCTTCGTTACTTTTTTCTTGCATTTCAATACTAGCTGCAACACCTTTCTTAGACTGTAAAGCAGCTTGAGCTAACGCCGTAGCACCACCAGCACCTCCACCGGTTGCTCTAATTGTATCTAATGTGTTTGCTAATGATATGTCAGCCTCTTCAATCTTCATTTCAGCCGCTCCTGTTGCAACTGACAAGTTAGCAAATGGATTACTTATCATGCTACTAAGACTTGTTACGTCTGCATAAGGGTTTATTATCTCTTGTCTATTAGCCTCTAGTGTTTCTAGCTTTTTAGTCAACCGTCGCTTTTCAGCTTCAGCCCTTCGCTTTTCTTTTTTAGCGGCTGATGATCCAAAAATCCCGCCTGCTATAGAAGCAACTCCTCCTATAACGCCTGCCGTTATTATTCCTGACATACTTTTTCTTTATTTACATACTCTTCTATAGTAAAAGAATATAAGTTTTTTTGTATTTTATCTAAGTTTTGATCGTTAGATGGGTTTTTGTGTACGTTTATAAACACACAGTCTTCTGTACATGTTATAAGTCTTTTAGCGCCTTTTATAGACTTTTCAAAACAAGGTGCTATATGCTCTACTGTTTCACCATCCGTCGTCACTTGTATTCTACCAGTCATTAAAAACCAAAAATGATCTGTATGATGCATAGCGCTTACAACAAATGTTCCAGCTTTCATTTTCATTTCTCTCATATACAGTTGATCTGAAAAGTTATGCTTTATAGGAAAGTCCTCGTTGTCTACAAGAGTTTTTCCATCACCGTGTATAAATTCTTTGTCGTTGTTAGCTATTAAAACTTCTTGCAGTGCTTCTAGGTTTCTAGTAAAGTTACTAAGCTTATTCATTAATAACCATTGTTTTGAGTAAACTCAGAGCTAACTGCAAATAATTGTTTCTCAGCTCCAACGTTTGTAACGGCATCAGTTAAAAAAGTTACTGTTGAATAATAACCTTTAATGCCGGCAATTTGTTCGCCATATACAACCTCACCATCCTCTGGAGTGCTGTAGTTAACTAGGTTAGAAGCGTAGCTATTTTCTTTTCTATTAAAACCAGCGTACTCTTTATTCAAAGCAGGTCTTATAGTTCCAAATGTAGCTAAATAATCTTGTCTAATTACTGGTTGGCCATTAGCTGGGTTAATAACATATTCACCTTCTAGATAACTATGTACCGATGTTGGTGAGTATAAATCTAAATTTCCTGGTATTGTAGTCTCGTCTTGATTAACTACCCAATTATTGTTTGGTAAGTCAAAGTCTTGACCCGTACCATCTGACGCAAATGAAATAACTTTCCAGCCGTTACTACCTTCGTAAGAAACTGTTTTAAAAGTTTTTGAAAGCGTGGGACTTGGATTAAATATAAAAGTTATAAGACTAGGTGTGTCTACTCCATAAAACTGCCCTCTGTTAACGGTGTTATCGTGATGTCTATATAAACTTCCGTCTTGAACTGTATAAAAATTATTTCTTATACTAAACAATTGATCTGGACGATAGCTAAAAAAGCTTGTCCAACCGCCAATAGAATCACTCCAAGACAAGGTGTTATACGTTGGGTTTGCAATATTTTGTTGAGTTGATACTATGTACTTATTATTGTAAATATCATAACCACCTCTGACATAACCTTCTACTCCTCCAGTGCTATCTATAGCGTTTAGTTGATCTCTAAAATAATCTTTCATACCAGAAGCTGATATTTCAGTTATCCCGTTTTGACCTAACCTAAGTATTACATTATTGTTTTTATCTGAAAAGAACTTGTTAAAACCATAAACAGCAAAGCTCTCAGGGTTTCTACTTATTCCAAACCTACCAGCGTAAGGTTGTATAACTCCTACAACTAAATTAGTCGATGTTATACTACTAGTTCCTTCTGCTGAATAAATTGCATCTTTGTCAATTAAAGCTCTACTAACTTTTCTTTCTTGAAATATTACCAAGTTGGTATCTTCTGCGTAAAGCTTTTGAATAGAACCATCTGCTGGATCTGCACTTTTAGTTATGCTAGTTCCTGTTGAAAATACGTTTGTGTTATTTATACCTGTTCTAGAATTAAATATTCCAGACCATATTAGAGAATTAAATCTTATAGACGAATTTGGTTCCTCTTCAACCAGGTACGCTTTAACTCCATAATCAACGTTAGTGTTGTTATATCCGCCTCGTATTCTAGCTTCTTCAATAGCCCAGTTGTTAGCCTCTGATGTATCTGAAACCACTGGGTAACCTCCGTTTTCTTGGGGTATGCCAAATGAACCGTTCCAAATAGGTTGTTTCTCATCTTGGATGGTTTTCTTTAACACAAAGCTGTTAAAATATTTAACTTCTACTACTGCTCCCATAAATTAATTATTACATGTTTTATTCATAAGCTCCTTATCTTATATAAATTCTACTGAATCTGGTGTAAAAGGTGCGTTTTGAGTGACACCCGCATCAACATCCGCAGGATCATAGTTTGGTTGAGATGGAAAAACTCTATTTTCAACAGCGTCTTTAAAAAACTCTTGAGCAGAACCTGTTCCAAACTCCGCTGTTGCATTGCTAAAAAGCCAATCTCCTGCTCCTAAAGTAGTTCCAGTTAAAGAACTTGATGCGTTTTTGAATATACCTATTGAACCTTGACTTACAGTGCTGGCTAAAGCGGCGGTTTGATATGTGCTTGGATTTGAAATGTTTGAGTCAGGTGAATTTCCTAAACTGTAAATATAATAATACCACCCGACTCTTGCGCCAAAATTGTTTGCGTCTACTTTAAAGTAAATACCCTCACAATTAAAATACTCAGGATCAAATTGAGAAGCCGCAAGGTTTTCACCGTAAACAGTTAACCCTCTCCAAGTAGGAACAGACGAAGTCACTCTTTGTTCAATATTTACAACGCATTCCACTGACGCACCTGGATCTGTAAGTTGTAGTGTTACAGAATATCTTCCAGCTGGTTTACTTTGATTTGCTGGTAAGTTTTGAAGAACTACTTGACTAACAAAATCCGGAGTACCTAAAAGAGTACCAAAACCAAGAGCGTCAGCATCTATAGTAAACGGGTTATTTGGATCTACTGGATTCCCACCCTCATCTGTTTGAGAGGTGATTTCCCAGTTTAAATCTCTATTTCTAAGTTCGTCATTACCTGCTCCATTTATACCCCACTTAGTTGTAATGCTTTCCTGGTTTCTACTAGCGTATATAAGTCCACCACATACTTCCCCGCTACCTGGAAAAGGTAGTATACTTGGAGCTATGTTATTAGGGTTACCAATCTCTAAAAATGGAGTAGACACTGTATCAACTACGCTTACAAAACTAAAAGTAAAGTTTCTTAGAGTAGCTATGCTATTAAAGTATATGTTATCCCAATAATCTTCAGTTACTCTAATGTTGTAGAAGTTTGGGGTTGGTGTTTCAAAGAGCTCAAAATACTGAGAAACATCCACACCGTTTGGTAGTACGCTATTCTTTACGCTAGTCATTGTTAAAGTAAAAACATCAACAGGTTGACCAAAGTTGTCTAATAGAGTAAAATCATTAGTTAATATATTAGCTGTAAGTAGAGGTGTCCAATTAATTGTCTCGTCCCAGTCATTAGTATTGAATGAGCTAAATGTTGCTCCTGCTCCAGTAGTGTTTAGTATTAAGTAGTTTAAGTCATTAACCAATCCAGCTGTAGAACTTTCCCAAAATATATCTAATTCAGACTCTACTGGTTCTGTTTCATATATGGCTAAATGCTGAATACCTGGTTCTATTATAGTCCCTTGGTTTGGGGTTGGAAAACCTTGAGCAAAAGCTAGAACATCATCTGCTTTTAAAGTAACAGCATCGTTTAAAATCAATGTAAAAATTGCAGGATTATAAGAACCCACGGTAGAGTCGGCGGGTAATCCACCTCCAAAAACAACCATATCCGAAACTGGAATTCCAGTAACGTTTTTCAACACAACGTTAGTACTGTTCGAAACGTCAGCGTCTACTATAGCGCTAGCTATATCAAAATTAGTTGTAGCTATCTGACCTATTTTATCATCAGTACTAATCCTAGCTATTAAAGGATTTGATAGAAACGTATAAAGCTGAGGAAAGTAATCTGGACGTGGTGGATCATTAGGATCATAATTAAACAAGTCGTTTAATGTAGATATTGTTGACACCGTGTCAGACTCTCTTCCTGGAAAGTATTGATCATTTGATAACCCAATATTGGTAGGTCTTGTTCCAGTGTACAAAATCTCTGTAGACGTATTCTCTACTCTACCAAATAACCTCACTGAACTTCTAAACTGCTTTTGATCTGGTCCAACTTCAGTTAAATCTCTAGGTACTTTGTTTATATTGTCATTAATTAAAACTGCATGAGATGTATTACCTATTTCCAATGTAGTACTCTCTGGGTATGCTGCCATAATTCCAGGCAAATAAACGTTGTAATATTCTTGCTCTGTTTGTTTAACTACAATTTTGTAACTATACCATCCCAAAGGATTATAACTAAGACTTGTTATATCTCCATTATATATACCAGGCCAACCAGTTGTGGTGTTTGGATTTGCTGGTCCAATAGGATCGTTAAATAAAAGCTTAAGCGAATCTCCTGGCCATTCATTCTGCTCTACAGCTGTTGTTTGGTATGGAGAATATATAGTTGAGGTTCCAAATTCATCACCCCCTTCTATTGTTAAAGTTGAATCATTAGATATTACAACAGAAGATTGTCTTCCAAATCTGTCAGATAAAACAATACCTACCTGATAGTTTCTATTTTGTTTAACACTATGGTTAGGGCTTTCTATAGTGCTCGTGTACTGTGTGTCGTCTGCAGCGGCTTCAAATATCAATGTTTGGCCTTGAGTAATAGTTACTGGACCACTTACTGTAATTTCACTAAAAAGAGTATCTACAACAGTGACAGCTACAGGGTTTCCGCCTGACAATAAATTAGTAATTATACTACCAACTAAAATAGTTCCAGTTTTACCCGATATCTGTATCGTGGTAGTATCTGACTGAAAGTCTGCAATAGCCGTACCATTTTGTAAATTAAATGGTTTTTTAGCTCCAACGTTTACGCTATAGTTTATTGTGTCTGGTGGAGTGTGTTTATCTTGAAAGTTTGCATAAACAAGTCTATTGCTGATTATCTCTTGAGATAAAGCTTTAACCGGTGTTACATCATAAACTCTTATTAAGTCTTTTGAAGGTAGTGTTTTGAATGGTTTTTTAGACTCATATTGGTAAGAAAAATAATCTTCTACAAATACCATGTCCTCTACGTTAATTGTATCAACTACTTTTACAGCTAAAGCATCAGACTCTTTGTAAAGAATGTCTATCTTAGTTATCTTTAATCCTTCACTTATATCTGCTCCAGTGTAACCAGTGGGTAAAGGAACTCTTAGTTCAATATCATCCACCTTGTTCTCCATAAAAGAAACAATAGTACTTCTATAAGTATTACTTTGATCGTCTTTTTCAGGTATACCTTCTTTGTTTGTAAATAAAAAATAACCATCTTGCTTTGGTATAAAAGCAATCTGCGTAAATGGGGCAAATATAGAATATTCTCCATCTTCAAACTTATATCTATAACTAAAACGCACAAATCTATCTTCTAAGTAATCAGGATCTCCTGCAAATAAGTACTCGTAATAAGGGTTTGCGTTAAATATTAACTCTGTACCACTAGATAAAGCAGGCATAGGGTCAAGTATAGTTGCTGTTGTAATTATCTCAGGTGGATCTACACTAGTGTTGTAGTTACTTACTAAAAGCCCTGTTGAAACTAATTCTCCTGTGCTAGGGTTTATATAGGAAATGGTTGAATTTGTATCGTAAGCATTTGAACCCGTAAACTGAATATCTCCTTTTACTGTTGAAATTGGAATATTATTATTTCCGCCTAAGTAAGCTCCTACTACATCAGCAGATCCACCGTTTGGCATAAACTTACTGCTAACATCTTTCATAGTTGATTCATAAGGAACCGCCCAAGTTCCAGAATCTGGATCCGTAGATTTTTTCCATGTTTGGATTGGATCGTATGGGTTGTACTTCGCAACTGACACTTGATCTTCAGATATATAGTGTGTTGGATTTGCTAATCGACTAGGGTTTGCTTTAGTAGTATCTATTTTTCTTGGTTGATTTCTGTTATCAGTCCAAAATAATAAACCTTCTAAAATATTAACACCTGTAATTGGAAAGTTTTTTGAAAAGTTTAGCCAAGCGCCTTCAACTAATAAAGTTGTATTGTCAGCGTCGTCAAGCAATGTGTCATAAGAGAATATAAAGTTGTTTGCTGTTGGCTTGTAAGCCTCTGGGTTTAAATCAGTTGACTTAGGGTTGTCTGTTAAGAATAAATATATAGTGTTGTTAAATTCGTCGGTTAAAAAACCAATACAAATTAAATCATCAACACCCGTTAAAACTTCAAAATCTTTTACTTTGATATTACCTAACACGTTCTCTAAAGAACCTACGTTCGCACCTTCAGATTTACTAACCTGAATATTTAAAGCGTTTCTGTATTCTCCGTTTGGAAGTAACCTAGCGTCTAAGTCTTGGTTTAATTTATTCTTTATAAAAGTATTAGTAACTTTAGCCATTTAATTCTAGTGTTTAATCCACTTAGATTTACCTCTCATTACTTGAGAAATTTCCTCTAACTTGATGTTTGATAATCTTATTTTAGCATTTCTTAGCTTAGCTCTTTTATCTTTTTGAAGTCTTTGAACAACGTATTCTTGTTGTCCAGCTCTTGTAGACGTTATAGAATGCAGTATAGACGCGTATAGAGCATCTTCAGCTAGCTTAGGTATCTTTGTATCTGCGTCAAATGCTAAACCATCAGAGATGTACTCTAAAATGATTAGCTTGCCAACTAAGTTGCTTGAGAAAGAAAGCTTACCTTCTCTTTCATTTATATTAAACCAACCGTTTTTTTGAGCCAGTTGAGGTTCTAAGCCGTAAAGTTGTCCCCAGTTCTGGTATGACCAAACACCATACTCATCCCAATCATAGTACCAACCTTCTCTGTTGTTTGTTAACACGGCATTTAAAAGTTGACCTCCAGCTGCATGCCATCTTTCTTGAGTAAGTGAAGTACCCTCTACATTTTCACCAAAATTATCTTGAGTAGGTATTCCAGCGTTATCTTGTATTTGCGTATAATATGGACTAGTGGTTAAATTATTTGTAGGATAAATAGGATGTAAAATACCTAAGTGATCTACAAAAGAACACTTAACATAGTTGACATAGTCTTGAGGTATCACAAGAGTCAAACTTGGAGGTATAGTTAGCTCCGCTGACTTAATGCTTTTTAAAGTATCATAGCTAAATTCTTGAACTGCTCGTTTTGCAAAAAACAGTACATCAGATTTTTTAGCTCTCTGTAGTATCTTACCTTCACCGACATAACCAACCATAAAGTTGTCTATTGCATCGTTAAGTTTTATGTATTGATAACTTCCATAGTTGTCTTCTACTGCTTGACCAAAAGCTTGCTCGGCTAATGTTTGACCGTATTTGCCGCCAGTCAGTATTTTTAACTGAACAACAATGTATAAGCCATCAACTGGTGCAACTGGAAACGTTACAACATCACTAACAACTGTAAAAGATGTCGTAAATTCCGTGTATGATTCTGGAAGTCCAGTGGTGCTTGTGTATAATTTAAAGTTATTTAAAGAGTAATTAACATCTAAAGGATTAAAACTACCTAAAACTAGATTAGTATTAAACGATGTTGTAAAACTAACTGAAATACCGTCAGCTATAAAGCCTTGTGATCCCGCGTAGTATTGTTGATTTGTTTCTGTTATTAGACCCATTTTTTATTAAGATTTTTCGTTAATTTCCATCGACTGAGCTTCTTGCTCAGCTACTTGAATTATTGTTGGATCGTTTATAACTATACCAAAATACTTTAAGATGTTAATTATCAAATTTGTTTGCTCTGATATATCTAAAGTAAATTGAGTTGAACCATTTGAGTTGTAAATATATTGTCCTAAAGTACCAATTGTAAAAGCCCAAACAGGTGAAGCTGGTAACGTTAGAATATTTACAGTTAAAGTGTCAGGCTGTGGAGATACCTTTAACACTAAACCATTGTTTAAATTAGTTGTATAAAACAAAGGGTTTTTTTGATCTGGTGCTGTAAGTTGAGATCTTACTATTTTATTAAAATCGCTTTTACTTGTTAGTTGAGTTATAGATCCAATGTTAGGGTTAATACCTACATAGTTTGATAAAACTTCTCCTATTTTATATATAGAACCACCACCAACTTGAACAAAGCCATTTGCTGGAGCACTAAAAGCAAATTCTATTTCTTGTTCAAACGGATATAACTTATATGAAATGTCTTTAAACATATCAAAAAACTCAGTATTATTCTGAGCATTTTGTTGATTTTTACGGTATTGTTGATTACCATCCGGAAAGTAAGATTCAAATATTTGAAATTGAACTTGCTCTGCAATACTGTTAAACTCAGCAGGAGTTACATATCCTCTTTGTTCTTTGTTTAGTATGAACAAGACCGTCTTATATACTTTGTCTACGCTTACCGCCATTTTATGTTTTTATTAATTATAGTAGTTAGGCCACACTTAAAGTGACCTAGCTACTATAGTATTACTTGTTTTTATAGTTTTTTATCTATAGACTTATAGATTTCAACACCTTCGTCTGTCTTTAAGAAAGCCGCAAATGCTGAGTAAGGATTTTCATCAAATGGTACATTCATTAATTTTCTACCGTTTGATCCCCATGTAAATGTTCTTTGATCTTGTGATAGTTTAATAATACCAATTTCCTGTGCTCTAATAGCAAAGTTTCTTAGCATAACATTTTCATCGTTAGCTAAGTTTATAAATAATGCAGGGTTTTTTCTAGCAAATAATAAAAGATCTCTTCTAAGCTCTTTAGAACTCATTGAGTTAACTTTAGATCCTAGTTCAACTCTTAATATTGCCTCTGATTGATCTACATCCATTGATCTAGCTGCGTTTAAAGCATCGATTTGAAGATCTAAAACGTCTAGTTCATCTTCAGCAACTGCAACTGCACTGAACTCTTCATATATCCTACCTTTTAAAGGGTGATATAATGATAATAATTTTTGTAAGTTCTGTTTTTCAACAGGAACTATTAATGTACCGTCATGAAATCTAACATGCCCTAGTGTAGCTTCCCCTTTTTGTTCATCGACTAAAGGACTATCTTGATTTGTAGCATACCTAATTTCACGTTGCTTACCATTTTGCTTGTCAAAATATAGTAATGAGTGTTTTCTAGTATGTCTAGCTGGAATAGTTAGAGTTAAGGGATTGTTATTACCTTTAAGATAATAAGTACGTGCCTTTATTTCCCATTCAGGTTTTGTTTGTTGTTGAACTGTTGTTTTTTTCGCAACAGTTGATTCAGGATAATTAATTTTATTGATTATTGTTTCCTTTACTTCCTGAGGTGCAACCTCGATTGTTTCTGCGTTTGTAGCTTTTTTAGCCATGATATAATATAATTAAATAATTTAAAACTGTGACAATAGCCTTAGTATATAGATAGTAAGGGGCTAATGTCATATAAAAAATCCCCACCCGAAGGCAGGGATTGTTATTGATATGTTACTAGATTCCTTTGAAAAGTACAAAGTTGTTAGCAGCTTGAGTTACTAAACATCTTTCAGATAAGAAGTTTACTTCCATAGCATCTAAAGTTGATGTGTAAGCTCCTCCAGCAGAACCAGTTAACCAAGACTTCATACGACGATCATCAGACTGTGAAGCTCTGTATCGTACGTGTAAAAATGGTCGACGGATGTTAGTTCCTAAGATCTGATCGTAAACAGTAGAAGTTCCAGCTGGTACTAATACACCTTCAACAGAACTGATACCTGTAAGACCTCCACGAGTAGATGCGTCATTTAAGTATTTCCAGTCAGTCTTATAGAAATCGTAAGATCCTCTACGGAATCCGCTAAATCCTAAGTTCAAAGCCATTTCTTCAGAGTTCTCGAATAAACCAAAAGCAGTACCACCGGCGAAACCACCAGAGATGCCAGCTAGCATATCGTCAAAATCAAGAGATGTTTGTCTTTGTAAGAACAACATGTTCTCTTCAATAGCACCTTGAGTATCTAAATTCTTAAGGATGTTATCAAATTCGTCAAGTCCAGCTGCAGCAGTAAATCCTACTTCAACATTTCCACGAGTTTCAATAGCAGAGAATAAACCTTGAGTTCCTGGGCGAGCAACTTCTCCAGCACCTTGTGACTGGTCGTACTCACTTTCAATCATAGACATTTCTAAGTAATCTTCAAAACGTAAACGAGTTTCAGATTCAGCTTTTAAATACCATAAGTAACCAGAAGTACCGTCTTCAGTAGCAACTTCAACCCATCCGATTTGTGCCATATCAGAACCAGATACTACGTATTGGTTACGGATAATGATTGGAGAGTTAGAGTACTGAGTAAGTACAGGTTCAATACTAATACGAGCCTGAGCTGCAAGTGCAGTGTCAGATCCTTTAGCATAAGTAGATCCGTAAACGAACACTTTTAAACCAGTAAGGCTAAATCCTTGATCTTCTAAATTTACGTTTGAAAAAGGCTGAACGACAATAGTTCCAGCAGCTCCAACAACAGTATCAGTTACAACACCTTTAGCTTCTAATCCAGTTACAGGATCTAAAACAACAACAGTGTCATTAAGAGAAATAACGTTTGAAACTCCAGCAGCAGCTCCAGGATTGATTGCAATCCGAGACGTAGTTCCTGGGAAAATACTACTTTGACTAACTCCATCGTAAGATACGTGTAGTCTATTTTGTTCTGACCAAATTACTTGATCCGAAGTCATAGGCATTTCAGCTCCTACCATACGTAAGAATCCAGATAAAGTTCTGTTTCCGTAACGCTCTACTTCTGCTTCATAGATTTCTGGTAAATACTGTTGTGCAAAAGTTCCACCGCCAGCGGCGCTGTTAAATTGCAAATAATTCGTAGACAATAATGCCTGCGTTTGAGATGGGATTAAACTCCCAAATTGTGGTGATACACTCATAATGTGTTTTTTTTAGTTAAATTTTCTTGTTTTAATTTTCAATTTTGCAGAGTCTGTTCCCGTGATAGCTTTTACTTTAAATCCACCGACAAACACTTCTCCTTGAGTAGACCTAGCTTTGGAGCCACTCATGTTTTTAGAATTGTTTACGACTTCTTTAACTGCATCGGCTTTTCCTTGCTCATAAAAATGAGACGCGATCTTGTCTACGTTGTCAGCTGCGTACATAGCTTTGTGATAACCTTTCGTGTCACTAACATTACCTTCTGTATCTAGGAACTTCCCGATTAGGTTGTTAATATTTGATTGGCTTTCTGCAACTTTATCACTATTTTGAATATTGTACTTGTAGTTCTTATCACCGACTTTGATATCGAAACCTTCGAAACCATCGTTGAAAAGCTCTTTAGTATTTTCTTGAAATTGTGAATGTTGTTGCTCAGCTGCTTTCTGCTGCTCATTGTATCGGTTGAAAAAATCTGTAGCTTTTTGTTGGTCTTGAGTAACGCCCGGTCTCAACTTGATCTCGTCGTAATATTTACTCTTTGTTTCCTCCAAATAACCTTTAGCTTTTGCAACTTCTTCTTTGAACGCAAGTTTCTTTTTGCGTATATCTCTATCCTCCTCTAAATCTTCGTCATAGTCAAAATCTTCTAATAGAAGCTCTACGTCTGAATCATCTAAATAAGGTTTATTTTTTTTGTAATACTCTTTTAATAATGTTGTTTCATCAATGTTAGAGTAGTCGGCGTTAAGCCTTGTATAATCTTCAATTGTCCCACCAGTTTCTTCCATGAAGCTAACTAGTTTTTCAATGTTTTCAGGTAATTGCTTACCTAGTACTTTTTCATCTCTTAAAGCTTGTTTAACTTCTGCCTCAACTTTAGCTACTTCAACCTCTTTGATTGGTGTAAACTCTTTAACATCTTCGACGGGCTTTTGTATTTGTTCTCCCACCGCAGCGCTATCTCCGGATGGTTCTTCCACAGGAACTTTCTTTGTTTCTCCGATTTGAATGGCATCTTCTTCTTGTTTAGGTTCTTCAGCAGGTACCACAACTTTTGTTATAGATGGCGGTATTTCTATTAAAGGTTCTTTAATATTAACAACTACAGGATCACTGCTTTGTGTTGTTAACTTCTTTGGAGTTTTCTTTTTAACTTTAAACTCACCTTCCTGCTTAACAGGTTCATTTGTTTTTACTTCTGACATAATATAATATAATTAAATAATTGTTTACTTCCTACATGAAAGCTTCCATACCTTGATCAGGTTCGGTTTCAAAGTCTATAGGTAAAGAGTCGTTTTGTCTTTGACTAATTAACTGACTTTGTTGTGTAGCTTCTATTTTACTACGTTGGTCTTTTCTATCTTCTATTCTAGTTTCTTTTTCTTGTATGTTCTGAACATCTAACTGCTTTAACTGCATATCAAACTGAAACTTAGTTTGCATTTCTTGAGCTTTTAATTGAGCTGCAATTTCCATTCTTTGAATCTCCATTTGATTCTTGGATTGTTCAAATTGAACGTTTGCACCCATAATAGCTTCTTGCTTCTGCACTTCAGCCATTGCTGTTTTCTCTGCTGTTTCAGCTTGAGAATCACCTTGAGCTTTAATATTAGCTTGCTGGTTAGCTTGATCTTGTTTAGCTTTTGCTTTACGTTTTACCTTAAGCATTTGGTTAGCTAATTTAAGATTTTTAATATTTCTTAAATCAATAGCATCTTCTAAGTCAATACCACCTTGTTGTAAAGCAACTTGTATATTAGCTTCTAACTGAGCAACCTCTTCGTCATCTGGTTCTAATTCTAAGAATATACCAAAATCATGTAGGTTCAATGTAACTACTTCGTCTAACGTTTTAATATTGTAAGTAGATATAGAGTTTTGCAGAGAAGACCTTGTTAAAGGATATTCTAAAGCATCTGCTATTTTAAGAGCAATGTTCTCTGCTATTTTAAGGGTCAAATATAAACTAGATTGCTTGATATGTCTAGTTGCAACGTTAGATGCATTAGCAGCCATCTTTTGCAGTCCTACTAATGAATTTTTATCCATAGCAGAACCATCTCTAGCTTCGTTTAACCCCGTGACATCACGTATCATTTGTAAATAATATTGATACGTTTGTATAAGCGCTTGTATCTTACCTTGACCACTTGAGCTGTTAAGTTCTTGAATTGGAACTTTACCAGCATTCATATCTCCATCTTGAGTAAGTGATCTACCTACGATAGAACCAGTTTGGAAATACATGTTTAATGCTTCCGCTGGATTGTAATTAGTTCCATTACCAAGATCAACCTCAGCTAATCCGTCCATATCTAAATAGACGCCATCTGGAACCATTCTAGATAATATCTGTTGCAGTTTTAAATGCGTTAGTTGTATTATGTCAGCAAATCCAATACATTTGCTTACAATTGATTCTATACGTCCTTTATACATTCTAGGTGCAACAATACCGTAATTCATCTCAACCTTAGTTGTGTCAGCTGTTGGTCTAGACATATTCTCAGCTAGCTCCCATTTAAGCATTGTATCAGTTCCTAAAACTTTAGCCCCGTCATAAAGTACTTCAATAGATCTTGAAACTCTTTCAAAGTTGTCGTTCTCAGGTGGATTAAAAGTGTCAGGCTTCTCTAAAGCCTTCATCAATCCTTGCTCTGTTTGCTTTATTTTAAATACCTGATTAGAATAAGTCTTGTATTCAAAGTATAATACTTGAACAGTATTTTCGTCATAATCTCCCCAGCCAGTCGTGTAAGACTTGTTACCAGGCATCTGTTGTATTCTTTGCAACTCTTGATCTGTAATTCCTGGAAACTCTTTTTTAAGCTCTGGAATTGTAATAGCTTTAACTTCACCAACATAATATATGTCATCAAAATTAGGATCTTCTGTGTAAGAATAAACCAAATAAGCTGGATCTACATAATCAACCGTAATACCTTCAGCCTCATTAAAACCTGTTTTAGTAGCTGCAATACCTAAGACTGTTAAATCCATGTTTAATCTTCGTCTGGTAAGATTAAATTTGTTCTGAGCCATTACAGTACTAATAGCTTCTTCTTCAGCAATCTCAACAGATTGCTTATAAGTTAGCTGCATATGTAATTCTAACTCGTCTTTTGATTCAGGTACCACATCAAGGTTTGAGGTTTGGTACAGATTAATACCTAAAGTTTGTTGAAGACCATCTAAATACTCTTTAGCTATCATGTCTTCATAAAGCATAGAAGCGTAATCGGTTCTTTTCTTTATAGACGATGGGTCTTGAGCATAAGCTTTTATGTCGTAAGCCTTAGCCGATATACCGTTAACAACAATATCTACAAACTTAGATAAAATTGGTACAGGCTTCCAGTCAAGGTTTAAATAAGACAAATCACCATTAATAGATAATTCATCTTTTGATTTTTGTGTTGATTGTTCACCTCTTGCGTATAGTCTTAATTGGTGAAATTGATTCCAATTAGTTAAATATCTATTACCGTTAGTACGACCTTGACCAAACCATTCGTATTCAATCGCTTGACCAACCTGTGTTCCGTAATCCAAACTTTGCTTTTCAGCATCGCTAACTACTTGACTAGGGAATGAACTATTGGAGTTAGTATATATATTCATTTAACTTATTATTTTTGAAGTATTACCTTTATTATCGTATTTTTTTATGCCTAAATCTAAAGCTACAGGTTTTTGCCTAGGAGCTCCAGGAGCGTATCTATGTTTATTACATGCCATTAAAGCTAATCCAGAACTAATAGAAGCATCATGCTTTGTTCTGTTGTTTATATTAAATTTAGCCCAATCCTCTAAAGTTCTTTGAAAGAACATATCACCATAACCTGATTCTTTTAAACCAACAAAGCTTTCTACATAAGTTTCAATAGCAGCAGCATGAGCTTGTTTAATATCTTCACTTGAGTTTGGTATTCCACCAAGTTCTCTTTCTGTTATCGATAATTTATTATATTTTTTATCAGGCCTATTCATTGAATACCCTCTATAACCTCTTCTCTTGAAGTGGTATAAAAGTCTGGGCTTGTTATTCTCAACTAATATAGGCATTCCATAAAACACACAAGCCATCAAAACATCTTCAAAAAATATCTCAGCAGTTTGAGGTCTTGCAATATATTCTAAAAAGAACATATTAGATGGAACGTCTTCCATTGAAAATTTCGTTAAACCATGAAGAGATCCGTTGGATCCTCTACTATCCACAGTTCCCGATATATCGTAGCTATCGCAGCCGAATGCTCCGCAATGCTCATTGCCAGGATAATTAGTACCATTTTTTAAATACCTTTTATTTTGAAGATGTACAGGTGGAACCCAGGAAACTCTAAATCTACCACTTTTGTTTGGTACAAATATAACCTTAGTATCTTTAACACCGTTCTCCCACTGAAAACTTCCTTGAGTAACTTGTATTGAATTTTTTAAATCTTCATTAAAATCAATTTGCTCATAAATCTTTGTAAGATTAAATAGAGATTGTTTTGATTCATCTCTAAAAGCGTGCTTTGTTGTTCGTGGAAACTGTCTGTAAAATTCATTTAAACCGTCTTGATCTGACTTTAAACCATCTACTTCATTATTCCAATACTCTATTACTCCTTGCGTTATTAGTTCTCCATCTGGACCTTCTACGGGTTTTTCTGGAGTGTCGAATACAGGAAAGCCATAAGTGTCAATGTAACCCTCGTAGTTCCATTCCATAGGTATGAACAAACTATAGAGTCCTGAGCGAGTCTGTCCATTGGCGTTTCTTTGCGTGGCATCTGAATCATTGTATAATCTTTTAAAGTTCTCTCCACCTTTATCTAAAGCGTTTGAGGTTGAACCCATCATACACTTTCCTATAATTCTTGAACCTAACCTTAAACAAGTTCGAGTTACCCTCCAGTTGTTTAATATATTCGTAGGTCTTTCCCACTTTCCACTTTCATCGTGTACTAGTAGTTTTAGTTTCTCCCCGTCATAGGAGTTGTCACCTGTGTTTTTCCAGTCGATGGTCGTGTCAAGTCCTGTGATCTCTTGTAGCTTCTCGTTTGAGTCGAGCTTCCGTCTTGTGAACTTCGACGCGGGAACTCTATAAGCGAGTTCTGTCTTCGGTCGATCCATTCCATCCTGTATTGGCTTGAAAAAGAAGGGGTAATTGACTGATATTGGGACAACTTTGTCAGTAAACATCTTCTTTGCATCGGGTCCAGATTTAGAGAGTATACCAAAGCGAGCATCTGTAGATATTGTTGCTTGGTTAACTGTCTCCCCGCTTGCCATGAACGAAAAACCGGATCTTCTGTTCTTAAGGTAGCACATCCCATAGCTACGCGTGTCGGCTT